CTTCTTTCTTGTGTCATAGTTATCAAAACTTTCATTCCACTTAGGAATATCAAGTTCTGGGTATTTTGTTCTCCATATTTTATTTAACTTTCTTTTATGTTTAGTACTGTAATAAAAAGCGCTGTCTGCTCCAAGAGGTCCTCCTGTTTCATCCCATGTCAATGTTGTAACTACAGGAACACCTAATTGTCTTTTCATTACACTATAGTTCATATACTCATAATCTCTATCCTTAAAATATTTAACTATATCAGCCGTTGATTTGTCTTTAATACCTTTTGCTAATTTATCAGATAACGAAATTCCGTGTTGATCATCTAGAAATATAAGTATAGCTTTATCTCTATCACTGTATGATTCTATATCTTCAATTTCAAAATACTTCAAATAATCATCATTGTTTTTAAAATCCTCATCAGGTGGAGGTAGTGTAAGATATTTTTTTATGAATCTTGGAGATACATCTTCTTTTAATAACCGACCTTCAGCTAAATATTTTTTTAAATTAAAATTATCCATTATATGGTATTTGTTGTTTTTTATATTTTTTTAATAAAAGGTCTTTGTTTGCATTGAAAAAATTAAAGTAATCTTTATCTACATACATCCCATAACTAAAAAAATCACTATCCTTGTAATAATCATCGGCCCAAGCCTCAATTATTTCCGCTAATGAAGAATCGAATCGATCTTCTTTTTTTATCATATCCCTATCCTTACTCGTAGAAAAATGGGTTTTTAATTGAGCTATAGCTTGAGCCTTTTTATATTTAGAAAATGAAGATAAAGGTTTTTTTAAGTGAGGATTTTCATCATACATATCAATTATCTTTTGTGATGGGTTGAATTTATTTATAAATTTAATATTACCATCATTTTCGTATAGTTTACCTTCAGCTAAATATTTTCTTAAATTAAAATTTTCCACTATCTTCCATATGTTTTAATCATATCACTAATAGAAATATCTGCTCTTGGACCTTTATCAACTCCAGGGGCTGAAACTTCACCAACTACAATTTCTTCAATAGCTTGAGCTAAATCATCTCCATCAATATTACCACGTTGATATTGGTTAATATGCATCATTATTTCATCTGCATCAACCCTTACCATTTTTGCTTCTTTGATTTCTTTTTTACCACCTTCTTTAGCTTCATGAGCTGCTTTTACACTTTCTAGTGTTGGTAATGGCTCACCAAATTTTCTGGTATCATATCCAGGTGCACTTTCATTTAATAATGATTTATCACCAAGAAATTTTTTTAAATCGAAATTATCCATTTATGTTTGTTTTATTATAAATATATAAAAATAGTTATTCTACACATTAACCCCACGGGAAATTATTACCCATATGACCCCATTCAGATGTTTGAGAAAATATAGGATTTTTTAAATCTAATTTATCAATTATACCTTTTGGAGTTAAATTATACGCACCATTAAATATTCTCATTTGCTTCCCATCAATAGTTGCACTTGCATGTAAAGGCTCATCATAACCAATAGCATATGCTAATTCAACTTTAACTTCTTTAGCATTTTTCTCCTTTAATATTTGAACAGCTATATGTCTTGCCATATAAGCTGCTGATCTATCAACCTTAGTAGCGTCTTTCCCTGAAAATGCACCACCACCTAATGGAATTCTAGGACCATAATTATCTACGGCTAATTTACGGCCAGTTACACCAGCATCAGCATCAAACCCACCTAATCCCCACTCACCTGCTGGGTTAACATGAACAGACTCAATTTTATAATCATAATCAGAGAAAAATGAATTGATTAAATGTCTTACTGTATTACTTCTTGAATTCTGAAATGAAGCAACAACCCTAACTTTAGTGTTAGCTTTAGTATCATCAATTAATGTAACTTGAGTTTTACCATCAAATGGATATACGTTCCAAATTTTCTTACATAACTTTCTAGCTAAATAATACTCTTGAGGTAAATACTCTTCATTTTCTCTACAAGCATAACCAATCATTATTCCTTGATCACCTGCACCCCCAGTGTCTACACCTTGAGCTATTTCTAAAGATTGTTTTACTAAATGTATAGTTACGTCTTCAATGCCTGCTACATTATAAACAATTGTTTTAATGTCATTATCACAAACGTCGGCATTTGACGTTACTTCTCCTGTAATAAATACTTTACCATGCCCACCACAAGTTTCAATTGCACATCTTGAATTAGGATCCTCTGTTAAATACAAATCTAAAATTAAATCTGAAATCCTATCACATAACTTATCTGGATGTTTGGGTGTTACAAATTCTGCTGTTCTAATCATATTATAAATTTAAAAATTAAGCCCACAACACGTTCCCAGGTTAAAACCGAGGTATAACCAAGCGAAAGGGTTTCTACACCAATACTTCCTCAATAATCTCCGCGTCGGGTATTGTTTCACAAAATAAAAAATGTGTTTGCGTTCTTAAAACGTGGTCACATCCTAACCATTTCATATAATCCTCTACTAACTTCATATTTAAACCATTTTGTCCCTTAATTTGAAAATTGTGGAGGGCTACCTCCTTCTTCACAATGTAAGCGTTGTCATTAAGGTATTTCAAATAATCTGTTATCATCGTATATACGTATTAACTGGTAATGTGTTGTAGAAAAAAGCTTTCGACTTTATTTCCATAATACTTGTACGCAAATTAATACAAGCGCTAAACACAAACTAACTATTGTTTTTGTTGTTAATGTTTCACCAAAATGATAATTTACTAATATAGCATAAATAATCATTCCTACACCAAATCCTATAAATCTAGCAGGCCATAATAAACCACCAAATCCACCAACGGCATATTTAGTTCCCCAAATATAGAAAAATGAAATTATAACACCGGCACACGCTACTACCCATTCATTGTTTCTAAACCAATCTGTTTTAAAAAATTGACCATTCAATTGGTAGAATGTCACTAGATGTGCCATTAAAAACCAAAATACTCCTACTAACAATTCTTTATAAATTACCATATATTTCTTTTTCTATTTGTTCTTCATCAATTTCCCAAATGTCATCATCTGCTTCTGCTTCTGCTTTAGCTATGTCTTTTGCTAAATCATCTTTCCATGCAATTTCAGGAAGTAAACCAGCATTTTCAACTAACGACCAAATACGTTCTTTCCATAGATCCATTTTAACATTTTCAATGATACAATCCCAACCAAATTCACGAGTGAATTCACCTATGATATCAATAAAATTACGTGTTAATTTATCTAATTCACCATTAATTTCGAAATTAGTACCATACTTATCAGAACCATTAGTTCCAGTTTCATACATTAATTTAATTTCTAACCATTTAGGTGTTAAAAACTCCTTTTTCATTTTTGCCATAACTTTTATTTTTTAATTATTATTTCTAGATTATTATCTTCAAAACGAATTCCTACTACTTCCCCACCATTATTACCATGTTGGTCATGACCTTCCTCAACTCTTTCGAGAAATTTATTTAAGTCAAATGAGCGGAAGTAAATTCCTCCTTGTGCTTCACCTTCAGTGAAATCTTCTTTCCAAAATACTTTATTTTTAAACATAACTTTTATTTTTTATTTTACTATTACAAAATTTTTAGCACCTCTGGGTGCTTTAGATTTAGCTATTTTAATTGCAGTTTCTTCATCTTCTGCTTCTACATCTTCCCATCCAATATCATAACCCATATCTTCATCACCTATGAAATGTAGGTACCAATATTCTACAGTATATTTAGCCATTATTTTTTAATACACATTAAACACATTACACCCATCGCAATATTCAAAATAAAAAATCCCATTTCATTTAATTCACCTGAAAATGGAATTATTTGTTGAATAGTACCAACCATTGTTAAATAAGCAATTGTGAATGATGCTATTGCACCTAATAATACTTTAAAATTAATTTTTTTAGACATAACCTTTATTGTTTTAATTAATATACCGTAAATATACGAACCCCCCTTCGGGGAACCAAATATTTATGCGAATTTCTTCCAGTTTTCTTCTTCTTTAGATGCGGATATTTCATATGGGTGATTGGTATAATCACGACCCATATTATAATATCTTTTCATCCATGATGCATTTTGTAAAAAATGAACATACTCATGAATTATTCCTCTAATGATATCTTCATCTGTGTTTATTGTATCTGAGTATAGAAATATTTTGTTTTCTTTTCTATCAAATTCTGCTTCTGCTGTTTCTTCACCTTCAGCATCAGGCTCCCCAGTTAATCTAGCGTGTATATTTGTGTGGATTTCAATAGGTGGAAAATCACTTCTATTAGATCCATAATAATCCCTAATTTTAGGGTATACTTTATTTACTACTTTTATAATATCTTTATCATTCATATGGGATAAATATACGAAAAAAAAACCGGGTATCCAAATGGATACACCGGTTTATTTCTTAGTTTTGATTAACTTATTTCTTATCTATAAAAAATTTAGCTAAAATAACTAGTGCTACTAATCCAACGAATCCACCTTCACCGAAGCTACCGATTAATCCTGTTAGATTTGCAACTATATCCATTCCGAATATAGTCGTTCCTGTTAACACATACCATAGGATCGCTACTGGTACAACTGCCATCATAATTGATAACAATCCACCAAAGAATCCAGTTACATACTTAATTACATTATCCATAATTGTTTTTTTTTTAGTTAATAATAATTAAAACTTCAGCCCAACTCCTAACTGTAAGTTAGTTGTCTTAGCTGCTGTATCGTATACAACTTTAGGATCAACAAATACTCCTTTATGCAGAGTAAACATTTTACCTAATCCTAATTGTAATGCATCAGTGTCAAGTCCTGGAGCTGCTGCATATGCAAAGTATCCTTTAAAGAAATATCTTGCATGTACATCTAATTCCATGTCTGCAGTAGAATCAGCTTGTGAAACATTCAAACCTACCATAAGGTCATCTGTTAAAGCATATCCAACTGTAGGGCTTAAAGACCATTCAGTCCATGATACATTGGCAATGTCACCAGTACCTATGTACCAGTCACCTTTCGCGTTTTGAGCATTTACTCCTACTACAACAAGCAGTGATAGAGCAAATGTTAAAATCATTTTTTTCATTTTTTTGATTTTGGTTAATAATTAGTTTTATTGTTTTTGAAACGTAGTGGCCTACTACTTAAGATAACTTATCGTAGCCGACTTATACATTATTCAAATGTCGAACGGGAACGATAATAAATTTGACCGTGTTATCCAACCTATAGTGTTGGTTTTTGAGATGGATTTAACTATCCATTCTATCTAATATGTAATTATCGAAATCTTCAACATAATCGTCCATTTCGTAATCTGCATAATCTTCTTTTGCTCCTAATCTGAAGCTATTTTTTAAGGCATCTATATAAGAATCTATGGCATAATCAAAAGATCCATCAGCATATCCATCATTGCTTTTTTTAATGTATGCTTTAATAACATTAAAATCTACATCTTTTGCTTCATTTAAAAATTGAGCCCATTTAGCTTCATATCCTGCTTCTTCCATAACATCAATTTTTTTATTTTCATCTACTATGAACATACCTGATGATTCTAACTCATCTTGAAGTGATTTAGCTATATTGTTTACTCCATTATTTTTTACTATAAGCCATTTTTTTAATGGTTTTACCCAAACATACCCATAATCAGCTGTATATGAATCAATTTCGTCACCAATCATCATACCTGCTGTGAATGCATCGTCTGTATCTATTACCTTATAGTTAGGTTCTTCATCATATTTGGAATCAATTTCTCCGGTTTCTATATCAATTGAAGATATATAACCTGTGCTAGCTACTCTTTCAGCTGCGTCTTCATCATTATAGTGATTAAGTAATGCTTTACCTAATCCTTGTTCATAACCATCATAATGATTATAGGTAGAGACGAATTGATTATCGTCATCTAAAAATCCTATTAATGCTCTTGTTGCCATACTTTTTATTTCTTTATTCGTTGATAAATATTATAAATTATATAAAGATTGATATTTTTCTATAAAACTCTCACCAACCGCAAGTTCTAATATTACTGCGCGGTCTGGAACCCCTGGTAGTTTATCAGCTGATGCTATATAATCTATGTTTTCGTTTTTCCAAACCTTCATTTTAGTTTTAGCATTACTTCTATTTGAAGTTTTAAATACCATTACAACTGGCATTTTTCCATATGCTTTACCTTTTTCAGGTTTAACATTTGGAAATTTATAATTTCTAGGATATTTCATTTCTGTCTTATAAGGACCTGATGTTGTCTTATTAATATCATAATACCAAATACTTGTCCACCCTAATTCTGGTTTTGTTGGAAATTCATGGGTTACCATTTCCCATTTTTCTTTAATTTCAATTGGTGTTTCTACTGGTCTACCTCTCTTCATATTAAAATAATTTTGTTAATAAATGACAAATAATTAAAATACCTAAAGCACATATAGAAACAAAAGCTCCTATATAATTACTTTCCATTTGTTGAGGCGATCTACCTTGCCTATATCTATTGTTTTCTTGAATTTTCATATATTCTTTTGCGTTATTACTAAAGTGTTTCATTTTTCATTTGTTTTATGTGTTTACAATTACCTAATGATCTCCATGAACCTGGACAATCACAAAAATATTTACCAGATGTTGGATAATATTTTGTAGTGTATTCAGTATCACTACTACTACTTTTAAATGTTTTTATAACTGTTTCAGATCTTTTAGCTACTGGTTTTGGCTTTATCCATGTAATATCTTTTAAAGTAGTATTTGGATCTACTTCTTGCCATGTAGGTACAATATATGTTTTATCACCAAATGTTACTAATGCAGGTGGTAAAACATCGTGTTTATACTCGTATTTAAACATTTGTACGTTAACAAATGAACCAAACCCAGGACCATGTGAAAATGCTTGTCCGTTAGGTTTATATATAATTCTTGAACGTAATGTACCGTATTTATTTTTATTTGTGAATTTCCAGAGTGCCATAACCTTTATTTATGACATAAATATACGAACCCTCTCTCGGGGAGCCAAATATTTTTACATAGATCTTCCATTAATTATTTTCCAAATACTATCCCAACCAATTTCACGTTTTGTTGTTTCCTCTTGTTTAAATTCTTGTAGATTTTTTTTCATTAATTCAATTTGCTTTTCTAATTTATATACTTTATATCCTAAAATACAAATCAATATAATTGATATAACAAAACAAATTAACATTTAACGTGGGTTTTTACCACCTCTACTTGGTGATGATGATGGTCTTGATATAACATTACTACTAGGTCTAGAATAGTTATTGCTTGGTTTTACCGAATTATTACTTGGTCTAGAGTAGTTGTTGCTAGGTTTAACTATAATATTATTATTACTTGGTTGCCAATTATTATTAGGTTTAACCCTAATATTAGTATTATTATTATTATTAGGTTTATAATTAGCAATAAAATTATTAACAACAGGCTTATCTATATTAACTCTTGGTTTATTTCTATTAACTTTTATAGTGTTAGATATAGATGTTAAACTACCCCTTCTACTAGCATTATAAATTACATTATAACTCTGATTATTAAATGGACCTTGGTACCAACTATTAACTGGTCTCATATACCAATCCCAGTGATTCCAAGGTCTGTAGTAATATGAATAATAATTACTGTAACCATAATAAAAGTCAAAATCTAACCATAATGGCCTGTGTCCCCAATAACCATAATTATGACCCCAATGAAATCTAGGTCTTAATGGTCTAAAATCTAATGTAATAGTATTAAAATCTAAACTTGTAAATAAATTTACTGAGTCATTTTTAATTTCATCAAGATAAACTACTTCTGTTTCACAGCATTTATCTACTGGGGTTATTTGATATGTTCCACAACTCCATAATAATATTGCTATAATACAAAATATAATTTTTCTCATATAATTTAGTTTTTATTTGGTGTTTGAACACCACGTTTACTGACAACTTCAGCTGATATTTTATTTGCAAATTTAATTGCGTTAGGTACTGATTTTGCTGTTGCGTATGATAATGCAAAGGCAGCTGTAAAAGTATCACCTGCTCCACTTACATCAATTGTTTCTTGGGGTTTGGGTGATGGGTATGTTTTACCGTTATACATACAACCTTTAGAACCCAACGTTACTATAACTTTTGAGGGATCTAAATGATCTTTATTATTTAACCATTCTTCTTCATTTAGTTTTATAAATGAAAAATCCTTAATTATATCATTATTTAATTTCCTTTTACTATCTAATATTGACAATTTTGCTTTATAAGCAATCATTTGTAAAGTATAATCTAATAAATAACCTTTGTCATAATCACTTACAATTACAATATCAGCATCTGATATAAAATAATCATAATCTTCTGACCATATAAATTGTTCTATTTTATCATCTCCTTCATCAACTCTTAAAAACATATGATTTGTTTTCTTTTCAACATATCGAGTTTTAGTTACTTGAGATAGATTGCTAAAATGTAATACTTGTGATGATGGTTCTAACGCCTTAATATTA